TTTTTAGCTTGTTCTTTGGTAAGATTTTTAATATCCACATCAGGATACCATCTTTTAGCGATTCCATACTTGGTTTCACCTCCAGCATCATCAGGGTCATTTACATAACCACCCTCGTGGTCTAAAACTATTTCTATTATTTCGTCAAATGTTGTTTTCATATAAACATCCTCATTTCATATATAAATATATATTAAATAAAAAAACCCTCAATATTTCTTTGTATTGGGGGTTTTCTCATATTTTAGTTAAGTATTTTATTAGAATTTAAGTATTGCGTAATCATATCTTAATGTTAGTGCAATTTCTACAGGATCTGATGAATCAAATGCTAAGTCACCAAAATTAGCACTTTGAATAAATGCACCTTTTAGTTCCCATTCTTCAACAACAGCACCTACAGGATCTAAAACATTAAATGTGATGTTTTTCTTATAAAAATCAGCATATCCATCTCTACCAGTAACTGATTCGTGGTGTAATCTAATCCACTCAATCACTTGTTGAGAAGCACTTGGTACGATTGGGTCGTATAAAGTAATCTCTAATGGTTGCCATCTTGTTTTACCTTTAACATATCTTGTTACATTCATATGTTCTAACACTACTTCATCCGAATCAACTTGTGGACGATTCATAGTTTTAATCAAGTATGCATTAATACCATCTATTTGCATTATAAATCTATTTTTGAGCTTTGGCTCAAAGGGGGTAAACATTATATCTTGTGGTTCTAATAATTCGGCCATTTAATTTCTCCTATTAAGTACTTAAACCTTTAATTCATATATAAATATCAAGAAATATAAAAAAAAGGGACTTATATTTCTATAAATCCCTTTAATTTAGTTATTTTCTTAACTATTACTCTGGAAAAGAAGCACCAGTTGGTTGTACTGTAAAGTCTAATACAATAAACTCAGCAGTTCTTGTTGGTTGTAAGAATAATTGTCCGACTAATTGATTTCTATCAATTGTGTCAGGTGTGTTATTCGTTTCATCCATCACTACTCTAAACGCACTCAAACCACTTTGTGATTGAACTTGTTCTAAGAATGGATTAACAATTCCCAAGAATCTTCTTCGTGTTGCCGCTGTATTTTGTTCAAATACAAGGAATCTTGAAGAAGAAGCAACAAACTTCTTAACTCTGATTAATAATCGTCTTACATTGATTCTATCAAGAGCACTTGATTTTTTCTGTAATGTTTTTTGTCCAAACACTGTTACCCCTTGTCCAGGGAATGTAGCGATTGGATTAATATTACTATCATATAAATCATCACGATTACCTTGTGTTAGTTTTCTTTCAGCTTGAATAGCAGTTGTGATTCCACCACGATTCAATCCAGCAGGAGCGAACCAGGGGTGTGCAACTCTATCGTTGAATGCATATATTCCACCTAATACTACTGATGGTGGCACCCATCTTTGAACACCAAGTTGATTATCAGGTACTTTAACCCAAGGCCAATACATAGCTGCGAAGTTTGAATCTCTAGCTTCACCTCTAGCAGTAGCTTGTGCTAATGTTGAGTTATAAGGAACCGGGTCGAGAATTGTAAAACAATCTCCTCTTGATTCACATACATCAATTGCTTTAGCAGATACAGCTGTATGAACTGAATCTATGATACCTGGTAATAAGATTAAATTAACATCAAACTCATCTTGGTTAGCAAGTAAGTCAAGAGCCTGTTTATAAGCATCTTCACCATCAGTAGCTGCTGTTGGGTCAAGTCCTTGTGAATTGTTTTCTTCTATGTTTTCATAGAAAGTAGCAGTTACTCCACTATCCCCATTATGATTACCAAGAGCATCAAATCCACTATGTCCATCTGTACCACCAGAAAATCCACCTTGTGATGAACCACTACCTACAGCAGGTAAAGAAGATGAATTAGCAGGAACTCTTACATTTCCGTTTTCATCTAAGTAATCAACTAAAGGTGTACCAACACTTTTAACTCTTACGAATCTCGATGCATTTGGATAATCACCATCTAATTTAATATATTTTACACCATTATCATCTTGAACAGTTTGATTTTGGTCACCAATTACTTTTGCAACATAATTAGTTGAATTAGGGTCTAATGTTAAATTATTGAATGTTTCAAGTGTTTGTTTTCTTTTAATATTATCATTACCAGCTCTAATAGCTAAATTAAAAGTACCTTTATTGTTATTTTTTGAAGTAACTTCAAATCTAACATTGTGTTTTGAACCACTTAACAATATATTATTAGTTGTAGCTGTTGTTTGAGCATTGTTCATTATTGTACCATCAGCTAATGTTTCTAATGTAAATGCAGTTGTTGAAGTTCCAGCAGTATCAGTACCACCTTGAGTTGTAAACTGAGTTGTGAATGTTGCACCTGAACCAGTTGCAACAACTAAACCATTACCAGAAGTTCCAGCAGATGAACCTGATATACCAATCAAACCTGCAATACTAGTTGCGGTAAAACCACTTAATCCACTTACTGTATTAAATTCATTTTTAAAGTTAGTTGCGAAATCTGTTACACTAGAACCCCTAGCAAAGAATCTTATTGAATCATCACTCGCATCTTCATTTGGAACAGCTTGTCCAATGAAGTCAATTACAGTACTTCCGTTTGTTACTCTGATTACATCTGATTCTTCAATACTTGATGCTACCATTGTCATTGAACCACTACCAAATGTTGTTCCAGTAACAGTAGTACTATCAGAAGTTAGTACATCGGATGTAGCTGGTGCAACTGAACTACCCCCATTTGCCATTACCCTAACTACAGTTAATGTGTCTGAATTTTTTAAATATTCTTCTGCTGCATGTGATGTTAAAAACTGAAATGAATTTGAACCACTTTTGAACACATCTCCGAATTTCGCTTGGAAATCAGAATATGATGTTACAACAGTAGGTATTCCTGCAGGACCTTTGAGTGTTGGTCCGATTATAGCAGCTCCTATATCAGCGACAGCGGAAGGTAAAAATGTCTGGTCTATTTCATTCGTAAATACACCAGGACTTATAATTTTTTCGGCCATTGAATTTCTCCTAAGTTAACTTATTTTTTGAGGTAAATATACTATTTTGCGCATTAGTATTATTCATATATAAATATATGATTAAATTCTCAAACAATGATTTTTTTTTGTTTATTATGATTTATTTTCAGTTGGTGTGAATACACCTGTCTCAGGATTTAAACTACCTTGTCCGTATTTTTCGGTAATTCCATCGAGAAATTTCTTTTCTTCTTCTTGAATTGATTTTAAGGCATCTTCTAAAGTTACTTCATCATTATCTAATCTAATTTGAGCTAATTTTAATTGTCCGAATTGATTTTGAACATTAGCATAACTTTTTTGTATGTTTTGAACTTGTGTTAGTTCGTCTTCTGTAAATTTTACTTCTTCTGGCATTGTAACCTCCAATTATGAATTGTTTATTGTCTATATATAAGTATATATAAATTTTGGAAACAAGTGATTTATTTTCCCACTTGTTTGTCTGTAGCATCACCTTCCATACCAAAAGTAACTCGTGATGTTGTTGTGAATTTTTTCATATTTGATACTTTGTTTGTAATTACTGAATTTAAGTATTCAGGTAGTAAATATGCTTTTGATGTAACACTAAATGTTGATTTTATAAATCTTTCACCATCTTGATTCATTTCTGATGCATCTGATACACTATCGATTGTACATAAGAATTTATTATTAGTTCCATCACCCCAATAGGTATGTGATTGGTCGACAAAAGATTCCACTAATGGATTCATTTGTTCAATGAAGTTTGTCCATAGTACAAATTCATATGTTACATCTGTATAGTTTGGCATTCCAGTTGTGATTACATCATAAGTTGGTTGAACTCCTTGTTGAACCGAAAATCTATCATATTGATTGTCTTTACTCCATTTATTAGCCCTAACAACATCTATATGATTACCTTTAACATCGTGTGGAAAAGATTGTCCTGATAAATCATTTCTTGCAATTTCTGTTCTTCGTAACATTATTAATGGAAGTATTAATGAATTGTTTTTATCTCTCAATACTCCTCTTTTTCTAACAGCTTTCCATCTTTCTTCATTACCATAAAATACAGGTATTTTTAGAGTTTCATTAGCTTCTCTAACCATTGGTTTCATTACATTCTTGACATGATTCAAAACTGCAGTATCAACATCTTTAAGTGTTATTGCATAATTATCTGAAAGATTATTACCTGGTATAATAGTTGTTTCCCTATTACCACGAATAGTTGTTCCTTTGGTAGATACTTCATTAGCTCTATTAACTAATTCCCTATTCACCACACCTTTGTTTGTAATTTTATTAACGGCCATTTCGTTTCCTCAATGCTTTTAGTTTATCTTTTTTAGTTTTAACTTTACCTTTAAATTCTTGTGATTTGATACTACTCATATCAGCTTTACCAATTGCAATCTCTTTTTTAATATCCACCTCAACGGCTTTTATACCTGTTTGACTTGGTGAATCAAAGTTATCTAATTTATTCATCAACTTACCCATCATCTGTTCCATTTGTAAGTTACCATTTGGTTCAGGTGTGTAAGTATGTTTTCTTTCACCATACACATCTTCATCATCTTGAACATTACCACTTACCTTAACTTCAGGTTTAGGTTTTTCTATAAAGTTAGGATTTGAAGTATCATATTTCGTAATTCTTTTTCCTGTTATTCTTTGAACACCCATTATTTTATACCTCGTTTTTTAAATCTTTTTATCTGTGCAGGTGTTCTACCAGTTCTTTCTAAAATTTTGTTCTTTTTTTGTCTTTCTTGTTTTCTATGTTTTGCTGCTTTGTTTGGCATTATCTTGGTCTTTCTTCAATTTGTAATGATGATAATCTTGAACGATGTGCAGTAGCTACAATGTTGTGTTTAAAATTTGGATGTCCTGCAAATAATTGTGGTTCTGTTGTACCATTAATTTCCCAATAGTAATCATTCCAATCAACAATATCACCAGTTTCAGGATAGAAATTTAATGAACCACTTGATAGATTTTCTCTTTGAAAAAACATTTCAATTGATGAATTGGTATCTGCACCAAATTCATCTTGTATTACTTCTGGTTCATTATAATTAATTAAACAATTAACTCTAAATCCTATATCATAATATTTAGCCGTAGATTCACCATAAACATTGTCTTCCGTTCTTTCAACATTTACTTTATAAATATCAACTGATTGACCAATGATTTCGTCAATCAATTCTTCATTCATTTGGTTGATTAAATCAAATTCTTTTTGTGGTATAAAAAATGGTTTTGTTTGAGACATTTATTTATCCTATGTATATTTTTAATGGTGCTTTATTCAATACTTCTTGTTGAGCATTTGCAACTTCTTGTTCAGTAACAGCTTGTTCTTTTTTACTAACAGCTTCAAAGAACTCTTTTAATTCTTCTGAAAGATTTGCTTTTTCTTCTCTACCTTCAGATTTCAAAGCCTCACCATCAAGTGATACTTCACCGTTAGGAAGTGGCATTGAAGCATATTTACTTCTAATTATTCCAAGAAGTTCTTTTGCTGTTGCTAATGTAAACTTTCTTATCCAATTTCTACCCATTGAATTTATTTCTGTATAGGTAATAAACTTATATGGGATATTAGATGGATCTGATACTTTTCCACTTGTGTGAGATTGAGTTACATCCGTTTTATCATCTCGTTTGTAATAATGGAAGTATATTTTACTACCATCATCATCATCTTTTGGTAATGGGAATATTCTCATTTTGTTATTTACTAATTCAAATGAATATGCTGATTTTCTTACTTTATCATTTGTTTCGATTGCATTTGCTCTACCTAAATCATAAGATATTGGCCTTAATATATAAGAAACTGCTGGGGATACATTACCCATACCAAATGAATCTAATAATTCAATATTATCATATGCTCCAGCAAATGGGTCATAGAATTTAGATATAGCAGCGGGGCCTTCGTTGAATACTCGTTGAACTTCTATCCTATCAGTTCCCGTAACAGTTGATTCAAAATTACCCTCACTTGGTAAATCATAAACTTGTTGAGATGAAGTAAGGGTTATTGAACCTGTAAACATTGTAGTGTTACCACCAACATTTACAGCTTGTCCATATTGTTCTGATAGAGTAAATAAAGACATTCCCCCATTTGGAGTTTCAGCTTGATGTGAACCTGTACCACTATATCCAGAACCAGTAGTGGTGTTTCCATAATGTTCCCACATCCAATTCTTTGTATTGTAATGATTGATTTGTTGTGAATATTCTGATACTGCTTCTTCAAAACAAGCATATATAGAACCTGAACCAAACTCTAATTGCATAACTGGATGTCCGAGTTTTGTCGCCACATATTTACAGACAGTTAAACTATCGTTTTGAAATTCAGTATCAGAATCATAAATTCCATGTGGTGTAGAATCTACAACTGAACCTGAAGCTGAAGGGTTTTCATATAAAAATTGAAATTTTGACATTTACTATTCTCCAAAATTGGGTATTATTCTTCATATATAAATATCAAAATAAACAAAAAAGGGTGAGAAATTTCCCACCCTTTTGAGTTATCATATTATAATTAAATATTATGAAAGAGTTGCAGTGTCATTAAGTACAGCTTCTACATGCCAAGATGTTCCATCTGAAACACAACTCACCACATCACCAATTTTTCCATTAGCTAATGTAATAGCTGTTTTACCAGTAATTGGAGCTGATACAATAGTTGAAGCATTTGAAGCATCAATCATTTGTCCTTGTAGTTTTCCTATTTCACCACTTGAACAAGAAATGATATGGTTATGTGCAGAACCAGCTACAATTTTAAAATTCAAACCAGCTGTTGCAACAGTTGGTAAAACTAATGTTCTAGCACCACCACTCAATGAAATTAAAGCACCTGTATCTCCAGCCGCTAATGTTCCAACGTCACCAGTTTTAACTTCTATTTTTGAACCAGCGATTTGATTACCACCTAAGTCAATAGCACCAGTTATTGTACCACCATCGGTAAGATTTAGAGCACTTTCTCTGTTGGAAATTTTATATTTTCCTATTCTTTTTGCCATTTTTATTCTCCTAATGTTGAGTCACTACTCTCAGGATTGTTAATTTTTTTATACTAATGGTGTTTAGTGACTACTTCCACTAGTAAATTATTTTGTATAATTCATATATAAATATCATTATAAAAGAAAAACCCCCTAATTAATAGGGGGCTTTTCAACTAAGTTAGTAAAAAATTAAACTTATACTATGTTTAAGTCTTTACAATGGATTTTACCATAAAACTCAGGTCTAATCATTTTCTTAGCATATCGTGTCATCACACCTTTTCTTGGAGTGAAGTCACTTGGATCATATACTAATGGAGTCATGATTAGTGGTACATATGGAGAATATACAGCACCTGTTTCAAGGAAGTTACTTCCTCTGAAACCAACAAGTAATGTATTTTCAGTCATATATGGGTTCTTGTAAACAGTGAATCTATTATTTAGAGTTCCTGATACTTGAACACCAGCAGCGAACTGAGATTTATTTCCATCTGTATTTACTGAATATCCAGGAATAGATTCCAAGATAGTAGCAACAGTCGGTGAAACAACTACGAAGTTAGCACCACCTCTAAGAGTTAATCTTTGGATTTCGTTAGAAACCTTTTGGACTTTACCCAATAGAGTTTGATACCATTCATATCTTGTTCCATAGAATGTTGTGATATTCCAACCAGCTTCACCAGTACCAGAACCATCATAGTCCTCACCTGGAGTAGCTGACCAGTAATCAACAGTTGAAGCGTCTGAGATTAACATATCTAATATTTCTAAATCAATTTCCATAGAAATGTATTCAGATAACATAGATGTTAATTCAGCTTCAGCGTCAACAGAATGATAAGCATTTAAGTCTTGAGCTAACTCAGGAGACCATACAGCTTTTAGTTTTCTTGTTTTCGCAACGATAGCTGAACTTTGTAATTGTAAGTCAACTTCAGGTATTGCTAAAGTATCACTTGTAGCATCACCAGTTGTATCTTCAAAATCACCTCTTACAATTTCTGTTGGAGCAACTGAATATACAACACCTGGAGTATCAGCATCAATAGCTGTTTTTTCAACTACTGAACAAGATACAACAAATTCAATGTTTGAACCATTGATTTTTGTGAATTGGTTAAGTACTTTAGCTTTTCCAACACCAGCTGCTGAACCAGAAAGTCCGAATGAACGAACTGCTTTTGCATCAGCGTCTGAAGGTGTAGCGATTGTTAGTTTCCAAGTACCAGGAGTAGCTAATGAAGAACTAAACTCTTGGTTAAAGTTCACATCTTTATAAGATGCAGTAGCTGCTGCAATTGCTGCACCACCGGCAACTTTTTGATTAATTGAATAATCATATCTACCTTCACCATAAAGACCACCAACACCAAATGGAGCAACTTGATCATCTTGTCCACCAGGTGAACTTGGACCAGTTTTACCACCAAGTGAATTAACTGCACCACCTTTAGTTGTACTGAATCCAGCTGTGTTAGTTCCATATCCCTCACCTTGATTTCCACCAGTTGATGTACCATATTTAAAGTCTAAGTAAAATACTAGACCAGATGGTAAGTTCATTGGTTGTACAGATACAAAGTCTTGAGCTGCAATCTCACCAAAGATTCTACGAACCAATGGAAGAGCTACACCAGACCATTCTTCTGAACTAGCACCATTTGTAGAACCACCAGCAGTACCACCAGTTCCACTATTCTCTGAAATTAACTGTTTTGCTTGGTTTTCAAGCATTACAGCCATTCCACTTCTTTGAAAATCCTCATTCAAACCATCTAATAAGCCAGTCTTATCCCATTTTGAGACAAGAGCTTTTGCTTCATCAGCTTGTTTTTTATAAGGACTTGCGCCTAATAAGGCGTCATTTACATAATCACTCATGATTATTATCTCCTATATTGTTTAAAGTAATCCAGCAAGTTTTTTAAACCTGTTAGCAACTTGTGTCTCTTCAGAAATCACTTTTCTTGATTCTGTTGATGGTTTAGTTGACTGAACAGGAGCACTAGCCGATTCACTTATTGATTTTTTTGTTACGATTGAACTATTGTCAGAGAATTGTTCTGCAAGTGTAGAATAAACAAGTTTAATCTCTCTTGTAGTTTGTGCTCTGTCAAATGTTTCAACCACTTTAAGTTTCTGGTTATTGTCTAATGAATAAGATTTAAAAAGCTTATTTGTAAACAATAATTTAGCATTCAGAATGTTAACTTCATGAAGTTTATCTTTCAAGAAATGAACTGCTTCTTTGTATTCTTTTAATTCAGCTTCAATAGCAGAAGTATTAGACTCTTCGACTTCTTTGTCGTCTTCATCTTCGTCTTCTGTAATTGCAGCTTCGTCAATTTCATACTCTTCTTCAACAGTTTCTTCTGTAGATTCTTCAACAGGTTCATCAGATTCTTCAACAGCTTCAGTAGACTCTTCAACTTCTTCGTCTTCGTCTTCATCTTCTGTTAATTCAGCTTCAAGTTCTTTGATGATAGCTTCTAAATCTAAATTAGATTCGTCAACTTCTTCATCATCTTCACCTTCGTGAGCACCTTCTTCAGCTTCATCATCGTGAGCACCTTCTTCGTGTTCACCTTCTTCAGCATCATCAACATGTGCATCTTCAGCAGGAACTTCTACTTCATCTTCATCACCTACTTCATCATCTTCGTGATAACCTTCTTCAGCATCACCTTCATCATCATCTTCATGTTCATCTTCAACTACTGGATCACCTTCTTCAAGTTCATCCTCTTTTAGTTTAGCCGAAAGCATAGATTTGATTTGAGGTGTGAATGCTTCTTCTAAAGCCATTTTAGCGTTTTCTAATGCAGTTTCTCTAACTGCCTTAGCATCAGCTATAGCTTCTTTTAAAATATCTCCCATGATATTTCTCCTCAATGTATTTTTTGGAATAAGTTTATTAGGAAACTTAATTAATTGTTAAGTTATATTTAGACACCGTAAAAGGGTAGACGGTGTATTTGATTCTTATGTATATAAATATAAAGTTTTTATTAAAAACTATTAATTATTTATCATTTTCTTTTTCTTTTTGTACAGCGTAATGATTTCTTAATTTTGCTAAATTTATTTTTTCTCTTTTGATAACTGATGGTTTAATGAAGTGTTCTCTTGCTCTCAAGTCTTGCATTAAATTTGAATTTTTTACTTTCCTTTTTAATATTTTTAAAGCACCTTCTACATTATTGTTGTGAACCGTTACTGATAACCCTACTGCTGTATCTTTAGGTCTTTTCTTCCTAAAGTTCTTCTTATATGCCATATTAACCTCTTGGATTTAGTTTGTTTTGCATTGCTAATTCTATAAATTTATTATAATGTTTTGGAAGAATTGATATTACTTGGTCTCCACCTCTTGCTTTTAAAGCTTTAACATCATAATCTTTATCTATTTTTAATTTTAATTGTTTAATCATTTTAGATACTTTAACTTTTGTTTTCATATCATTTGGTAAAATGACTTTTTTAAATTTTACTTCATTCAATTGTTCTTTGATGATTTCTCTAATTGATTCTCTTAATTTTTGTTCTGATGTAAGTTTTCCTTCATTCTTTTGAAAATGTTTCAACACATCCTTTACCACTTCATTATCCATTCCTTTTCTTTTTGAAATGTGCTTTTTAATAAAATCAACTGGTTTCATTCTATTCTTTTTAGCTAATCTTTCAAATTCTTTTATCCATAAGTTAAGTGAAATAGCACTTTTTTCTGTAAGTTTTCCTTCAGTCATTTGTTCTGATTTTGCTTTTATAAACTCAGTAGCCAAATATCTTTCTCTTCCGTATTGAGCCTTTGTCCATTTCTTACTCATTGATTTAGGCATTTCACTTAATTCAACACCTTCGTTATTCACCATCCAAGCAACTCTACGAGCGTCTGAATTATATACTTTCTTATAACGATTCTCTTCTAATTTTTTCATCCACATTCTTACTTCTTTTACAGTATATCTTTTCATTTTGGATTCTTTTACTTTCTTTTTCTTCATAGCTTTTTCAGCGGCATCTAATTTAGCATTTTGAGCAGCTGCAAATTTGTCAGCTGACTTTGCAGCAGACTTTGAAATCTTTTTCACATCTCTAACGGTAACGGTTTTACCATCAACTTTATGTTTACTACCAGGTTTCAGATTATGTTTCTTTCTATAAGCATCATATTGTGCTTTAGAACCGAATGTTTTTTCAGTTAAATCAACTATAGTATGTCTTATAAGTTCTTTAAGCTGACTCTTCGTTACTTTCACTATCTTCCTCCTCGATTAATTGTGCTTCACTTAAACAACCTCTTGCGACTGCTGTGTGAGCATCTTCCACTAATGTAAATTCTTTAACATCAATAGGAAATTCATCTTGATTAAATTGTTCCCCTACTACTTCCATAAACCCTTTTACTAAACTTGTTCCACCACCGAATACAATTGGTATGGAATCAGGAAAGTTTGGTACACTTTCAGCGTTATTAAACTGATTTGTTAGGTTTGTCAACAAGTAATTGACTAATGCTCCGTAATAAGACCGAATGGCATTGATTATATTGTACTCGTCACTTCCCTCATTATAAATATCATTTATTGCACTTTTTGTTAAATCCAAGTTCTTAGAACTTTCTTTTATTGAAATCACTTTTGCTTTTG